CAGTCTGAATAACAGCGCCAAGACCAACTGCTAGATCAATCAACCCATAGTATCTATCTAGACCAGATGCAAATGATAGGTACATTTCACCTTCTAGGTACTGCTTAATAAATCTATTCTTTCTAGTAAGTGCTCTAATAATAATACCTGCATAGCTCTTCTGACCTACTGCAGTTTCACCATCCATTGTCTTACCACCATCTGACTTCATTGGCTTTCTAGCAAGCTGAACAGTAACTGATGGTAGGTATACACATGACTTACCACCTGGCATGTTCTTCTCAATTGATGGGAACAGTGCTGCAGGGTTATCATATACATGGTTGGTGCATAGAATAGTAGTTTGCGTGACTGCACCTAAGTTAGTACATGTCTGCATGAGAGTCTTCATCGCTCTTGCATTAGTTCCCATATCCGCCGATGTACTATCTTTATTCATCCGGTTAAGGGATAGTTCTGACTGTAAGTTTCCTAATGAGTCAATAGCAACAATAAACTTACCCTCAAGTCCCTTCTCTTTAATAGAGGTAAGGAACTTATACAGGGCGTTACGTGTCTGTTCAATACTAATACAAGGAACATATTTTACATTGCTTACATCTAATCCAAGCCTCTCAGCACCTTCAGGGTCAATGGCATTCTCTGTATCAAAGATAACAGGAATAAGGCCTTCCTTCTGAGCTGCTGCTAGAATCTTCATAACAAACAGTGACTTACCAGTCATCGACTCACCAGCTAGCATAGTCACCCTACCTTTAGGAATACCTCCATGTAGTGAACCTGAAATAATAGCATTTAAAACATACGAGCCTGTATCAATCCAACCACCAACTCTACTAAGAGTACTATCGCTCAAGTATGTTGCAAAGGGGTTAATTTTATCAATCTCTGATAAGGCGCTTTCGATATCTTTATCCATATATCGTATTATAGCATACAAAAGAAAAGAGTCAAGCAGTAAACCACTTGACTCTTAGATTATTTTTAATGTATAGTAGTTAATTACTTACCATCAGCATCAAAAAGCTTAACTACCTCTGGTTCCTCAGCTGCTTGCTCTTCCCTTGGAGTGTTAATGTTTTGGTACTGTGCAATAATTTTATCATCAAGCTCTACATCCGAAACAGCAATTGCGGATTTATAAAAAACCCAATTATTCTCTCTACTATCCCCCTTAATAAACTCCATAAAAAGATATGGGAATGATTGAACTTGGAGCTGACCAGTTTGTTGATCAGGTTGTACGTGAATAATAACCGGGTTACTGATTGTAATAGTGTCTGCTGACTCGTCTTTTTTCTCACCAACTACGGTGCGACCAATTTGATCAATGATTGTAATAATATCTGACATAACTATATTTTATATTAAAGATGGGCAGTTGCAACTATTTTTTTAGCATTTTCAAGTGCCTCTTCTGCACTTTTTGATGAAGATGCTTCAAGTGTGTTTTTATATTCTAACACTGCTCTTCTAATTGCTTCAACTTGAGGTGATTTATTTTCACCAGTACCATCGTCGTATCCTTCGATGATGTTTTTAACAATTTTTAAAATAACGGAAACACCCCGTACCTTACCTCTGTTAAAGGCTGGATGCGATTTATGTGTACCGTCGTCCTGCGGTCTATCTAAGTATGATTCTGACATATAGCTATTTATACCCATTTTTAAATTAGGCAAATAAGTCAAAGAGTTCTGTTTGAACATTTGCGGAAGGTTTACGTATGACCCAACCTACGTTATCATAGAATCGTTTGATAGATTCAAATAGGATCTTTTCAAACATCTTTTCATAATCAGGACTAAATAGCTCAGCAAATTCCTCAGGATAATCGTACTTAAAGCCAATAGTGCCAAGTCCAAACCTATTAGGTTGCTCTACATACATGTATCGTACCTTATCACCTGACCCAATCTCTTCGTACTTATTACCGGTTTTTAGTTTTTGTAACATTATGTTATAGTAGTATGCAGATTTAACATGAATTGGCATGCCTTTACACGTGTTAAATTCACTACACTGTACAGAGTATTTATTATAATTTTTAACCCCCATAACAAATGACATATCTTGAGGTGATAAAGATTTAAATATATCATACGTCTCGTTTAGTATATCGTTAGTCTTCTTAAGCGACTGAGACATCATCATAGTTTCAATTATCTTCTTTGCGTACGGCTTAATGGCGTTAGGCATGGTTGTTCGAACAACCTCAACACCAGTATATTTAAATTTGTTTTCTTTAATACCCTCATCATCAAGTATGTGCATAACATATCTCTTCTTCTGTAGAAACACACCTACATCGGCAATCATCTCACGCTTAAAGATAAACCTACTATCCTTTGTTAGTAGTGCCTTTTCCGCCCAGCTATTAATTGCTTTGTTGAGATAGTCTTCAATATCCTGAATACGATCATACGTCTCTTGATGCACATTTTTACCATCCCAGAACTTAGTCATACCATTCTTAACTAGTGGTGATATTGACACATACGAACTATCGGTATCATTATAAATAATACACTCTTCTAAGTCTCTATCAGATATAGTCGGTATATGCTCTTTAATATAACGCTTAATTACCTTATTAGATTCTTTGATAACCGCTTGACCTGTCAGCGTAACTGATGATGCAATATCGTCGTCACCGATAGGAGCATGTTTATTACCCATATATCCGTAACACGAGTTAATAAGAATCTTAATAACCATCTGCTCTGTATTAAGTCGTTCAACTTCATACTTTAGAGTGGTATTAGTATTATTCTTTTCGTATTGCTGTCGCACTTTAAATAACTTTTTCTTAATAACAACTCGCTTGTTATAATAATACTCTAAAAACTCTGGAATAATACCTTTTTTCTTCTGAGAGAATAGGAAGCCAGCTTTTGATAGAGCACACTCTTCGTCTTTAAGAAACTTAGCAAATGCAGGTTTATCGAGCGTGAAGTGCTTACCGGATACATGTTGTATAACTATCTTATCGTTGATAGTCTCAACCTTACCTACCTTAGTTTCAGGTGAAGTATTAAGGGAGATCATAACATTTGGATATAGTGAATTTGCATCAAACGATATAACGTTCTCCTTAAACCCCCGCTTAGGCTCTGCTACGTACGCACCTGGATTTTTACCTTCAGAGACGGGTCGAACAAATGTAGATATAATTTCACCTCTTGATCTAGCTCTAATACATAGTGCACCGTTAATAACCTGAATAGTACCCATAGCGCCTTCAAGCGTTGTAAGCCCGACATAGGAGAGCATTCTTAAGAGAGGTAAGTATTGAAGTTTTTCCTCGAGCTTAACAAGTAGATTAACATCCTGAATGTTGTAATCAACAAATAGATCCCAGTTACTCTCAGTTAGCTCAGCTAGACTCATACCACCATAATCAACCTTCTTTTCACCTAACTCAAGCTCACCGATAGCGTCTAATTTATAGGACTCTCTTAACTTTAAGCAGAATCGCTTATATACATCTAAAAAGTCTAGACATGAAATACCACTAATATAATATCTTTTTCTCTCTTGACCAAAGACACCTCTCATCACCCTAAAGTATACATTACCAACCGGTGAAAGTCTATCTACATACTCTTTACCAAGAAGACGCTCGATACGATTTATAATATAAGGTATATCAAACCCTTCAGTGTTCCAGCCGCTCAGAATATCCGGGTAATCTGATTCGATATACTCGATAAACTTTATTAGTAGTTCCTTCTCATCCTTACAATGAGTATATAGTACATTTTCCTGGTCTGACCCACTATAAGGATTCAATCCAAATGTATTAAACTTCTTGCTAAAGTTATCATAGCAGGTAACTACCGTAACTGTATGAGTTGGATCCTCAACATCCGGAAACGTATCAACAGAAAATGTTTCAATATCAAAAAAGCAAAGCTTTAAAGGGTGTGTACTGAATTCAGGCTTTTCATTTTCACGCCAATACATATCCAGTAGATATTGCTGTATGGTTGGAGTATTTTCAAATACACGCTTTACACCTGCGTCAGTTAAGAATTGACCTCGTTTATAAGAGTTAGTGAAACCTCGCTTTTTTACTTTTGTACCGTAAATTGACGTCTTATCTCCTCGAGGGTCCTCAACATATAGATAAGGCTCAAAGGTAGACTCTACAACAATACGCTCACCAGCGTCGTTCCAGGTAAATAGACTTACAGTACTCTCTCTGTGATTGTAAATAGCATTTCGATACATCTATAATCATTATAGAGTACTAATTCCACTTTTCAAGCAATTTTCTATCGGTAGAATTAAATGGTGTATTCAACACTTCAAGATGTGTTCCGATATTCTGATCAAGTTCAAGTATTCTCTGATCACCAATATGCTTGAGTTTATAAATATTTTTATAGTACGTACTCTTATTTTTCCAGTTTAAAATAGTATCAATCTTGTCTCCAAACTCTTCAACAGTCTTAAATCTAAGTGCCTCTGGAGCCGTACTGTATGTCTCCATATCCTGACACAAACACGGTATACCTAAGGTGCATGCTTCAATAAACTTAATATCTGATTTTGATCTATTAAAGTTATTTTCCTCTAACGGGGCAACCATTAGTTGTGCATTCATACTAGCAATAAATCTTGGATACTCTAAAAGATTTTTCCACGGGTAAAACTCAATTTTTTTCTGCTGAATAAGGTCCCTAAGTTGTGGTGGAAACGCTCCAACAAAAATCCATTGATATTTATCAACCGTATCACGTATAAAGTCCCTGACCTGGGTAAAGTCATCTTTACCTCCTGTCTTATTATCAACATCATAATGCGCTCCGGAACCTGTATACAGTATTCGTGGCTTTTTCTTATTAATGTCAAATTGCTTCGACACTTCACTACCATTGAATAGATTACCCATCCAGAAGTTAGGTACAAAGTTAGGTATGACGGATATATTCTGTTGACCTGTTTTTTCTTGATATAACCGCTTAATATATGGACATGTAACAGTTACTTCGTCACACATATTAATAATATCGATACAGTTCTGTCTAATTTCCTCTGTATCGAAGGCAAACTTAAACTTATTATAGTCAGGAATTTCTTCCTTAAACACAACATCATCTACCTCGTATATAAGCTTAAAGCCGTGTTCTTGTTGAACCTTTTTAAGATACTCTATAAACTTCTTTTGACTAGACGACGCCTGTCTCTGTATCTTTACAGCTTTTACATCCTTATAAAAGCGTGGATCGGTAACCATGGCAGTAATAGAGTGTGATACTGCTTTCCTCG